TTTATATATTCCTCCATAGCTCAGTCGGTAGAGCGCATGACTGTTAATCATGATGTCACTGGTTCGAGCCCAGTTGGGGGAGCCACTCAAAAATCCCATTAGTAAGCTAAAAACGGCTTGTTAATGGGATTTTTCTTGCTTTTGTATTGTTGTATATACTGTTGTTTGTTTCTTTTTGTTTCGTGTCATTTAATCCGATATACAACAGATAAACAACAGATTTTTGAAGTATACAAGGCTATTAAGCCATAAGCTTAATAGCCTTGTAAAGGGTTTCTGTTTCTTGATTTATATAATGCTTTATATCTACATCATAATTAGTGTGACCCATTAAAGCAATAATGTCTTCTTCTCTTGCACCACTTGCTGACATTCGAGTAGAGAAAGTTCGTCTGCAAGAATGTGGTGTTAAATCATCCGGTAAACCCATTAATCGTGTAGCCGGTCTAAAGTAGTATTTTAAATAGTTATCTTTGTTTAGTACTTCACCATCAGAACCACAGAAGATAGTTTTACCACCTTTACTAATACAGTCTTTAACTATGCCTTGTATGTTGGGGTGGATTGGCACTATTCTGTTAGTACCGGCATCTGTTTTTTTACCTGCCACAAAAATTGGTATGCCTGTTTCAGTTATCATATAATTATCGGTTGTAAGCTCTAAGAACTCTGATACTCTAAAATTAAGGTAGCATAGAGCATATATGTATTCTGCATATGGGATAACACCAATGCTTTGTTTAACTTTGAGAAGTTGCATATCTGTAAATCTAGTTCGCTTTACATCATTTGGTTCAGGTAGTTCAAGATAAGTTGCATAATCTTTATTTACTATGTCATTCATCATAGCGTACTTGTACATAGATGTAAGTAAGCACTTTACTTTGTTCAATGCTGAGAATTTTAAGCCCTCGATTACTAAAGGTGTGTTAGTCTTTTTATAGGTGTTTTTACCGTTCTTATCTACATACATTAATTGACCGTCAACACCTCGCTTGTGGTGTGCTGAGGAATAGAAGTCTATAACAGCTTGAAAGTTTGCCGTTCTTAGTTCTCTGAATTTCATATTATGTAAGGTTATTAACTTATCCCATGATGTTTTATAGTTAGATTTGGTACTATCACACAATGATTTGTATGATTGTTGTTTCATCCATTGTTCGTGTAACTGACTTAAAGTTATATTGAAGTCAGTTACCGGATTATATTCATAGTCTTTTAGTGCTGTTTCTGCTTCAACTTTAGTTGCAAAGCTACCTATGTATTTCTGCTCTCCTGTTATAGAACTCATTGCCACCCAAGGTTTAGACTTTGTGTCCTTGCGACAGTATATAGAGCCTGTACCCTTAGTTCTTCTTGCCTTTGTGGTCCTCTTTTTCACTTCTTGATTTTTACCACAGTAGGGGCAAAATTTAAAATCATCATCAAATGTTTTATTGCACCTACGATTTATGCATTTTTTCATTACAAAACACCTCTGTTCTCCGTAAAAAGGGTGCAAAAATACCTCAATGAAATTAGTTGAATTTTTCATTGAGGTGTGGTACAATATTACTGCAACGAATATTGTACATTACACCCCAAATGTAATGGTTACGCTCTTTGGTACGCCAATACCAGAGGGCGTTTTTTATTTTATATTTTACTTTTGTTAATTAATTCTGCTAAGTTGTTTCGTTCTTCTTTAATTTCTTTAGTGAGGTCATCTTCTGTTGTGCTAGGGTGTTTCATTTCTAGCATTTTCCATTGTGCTGATGATATATATATGCTAACAGATAGGTCATCATCTTTACAATTCTTTGGTAATCTATTTTCGACATCTTCAAGTTTTTCACTTGCTTCTTCGGATGATATATCCATATTTAAGAAATCATCAATAATTTCTATAGCTTTAACACAAGCTTTATAGCCTGTATCTGACATACCATCAGGTTTATTAGTACATCCAACTAATAAAAGTATGCAACAACAAATTAAAATGCTAATAATTTTTTTCATTTATGTACATTCCTTTCTATTCTAATTTTTCTTTTGTTATGAAGTTTTCAAACTGCTTGTACACTTGAATTTCTAACGAAGATGTTAGAAATTTATTCCGACTGTACAGCAGTTTCATTCTTTCGGCTCTAATCTTAGAAGCTGAATAACTTATAGAACATAGCTTTTGTATTTGTTCTGCTGAATGAATATCTAATGCCCAAAGTACACATGCCGGAGCAAGTAACCTACTTGCGAATATGTCAGCTTGTGTTTCTTCCTCAGGCTTAACTACATCAAATGTTCGATTATATTCACCGTTGGTGAGAGGATGGCCAAGATAGATGTGGCCAAGCTCGTGAGCAACAGAAAATCTAATTCTTTCTCTGCTCATACTATCATCATATATAATGTACCACTTATCTGATATTAACATTGTTTTTGCAAATTCATTATTATTAAGTAATTTCACTGTGCTATTTTTAGCAAGTGTTATTTGTTCATCTCTGCAAATCTTCACAACTGAAACAGGTAAACTAGTAATATTATGATTAATAAGAACATTCCAAGATGCGTTTCTAGCATCTTTATATTTCCCATAGTTAGTTAACATTAGAATCACCTCACAGATATTATCTGTGTAGGTGATTTTTTTATTCACTAATTAAAACTATTGTCAAAGGTCATCATCAGAAGATGGTTGTTCTTGTGACTGCAATAATTCTAATTGTTCAGCAGTAATTTCTTCTTTATACATACCATGATAGTCTGAACTTCTTGCTACTGATTTTACTTCAATTAGATTTTGAACATTAAGTAATGTATCAACAGCATTCTGCATATCTGGTCTTGAACGGTAAGCTAATATAACTTGTTTTTCATGTTCGCTTAATGAAAAGTCGTTAGTATCTTGTTTTTTAGTTGAATTAACATCCCACCCCATAAGATAGGCTGGGGAAATTAGCAAATAATTTGCAATAACTTCAATTTTGTCCGATGGAATATTAGTAATAATATTATTTTCGTACTTATATAAAGTTTGCTTACTTATTTTACAAGCATTAGCAAGGTCTGTTTGAGATAATTTTTTATTTTCTCTTGCCATCTTAATTCTTTCACCAACAGTCATTTTAACCTCCGTATTAGTAATTTAATTCAATTATATTGCACATTATGTAACTTGTCAAGAAAAATTTTTCCTAAATAAAGCAAAAAATATCTTGACAAGTTACAAAAGGTAGTGTAATATATAAGTAACTTAATAAGTTACGGAGGTGATTTTGATGATTAATATTAATGAATTGAAAGCGGCAATAGTACGAAAAGGCTTGACACAAAAAGAAGTGGCTAAGCAACTTAATATGTCAGAAAGGACTTTAACTAATAGATTTAGTAAGGGTGTTTTTGGCAGTGACGAGATTGAAAAGCTTATGAATGTGCTAGATATTAGTGATCCAATGCCAATTTTTTTTGCTTAATAAGTAACTTATCAAGTTACTAATTGATAGTGGTAGGTGATATGTATGGATTGTAGAGAAAATCTATTATTAGACGAAAACGGCAAAATGTACATTAATGTTCCAGTTAAGGTTGCATCTAAGTACCTTAATATCTCATACAAGAGTTTGTACGAGATGTTAAAACAAGACAAATGCCCTTTTGGTACATCTGTACAGACTGAAAAAGGAGTGTGGGTGTTTAACATCCCATGTGAAAGGCTTATAGCATACGCAAGGGGTACTGACCTATCACTTAACAGTAATTTATCATTACTTAATGATATGGTCAGTAACCTTGTTACTGCACTCCAAGGTACAACACAATGACACTCAGAATTAAAACTAATTACAATGCAGTAATCGAAGTTAGAAATGTAAAAGAAGCATATGTGTTGGGTAACTTGCTTGTAATAAAGCAGATGGACAACCGTAGAACATTTTACGATTACAGCAGAATTAGAAGTGTTATCCGTATAGGCAGAAGAAAGAAGGTGTAACCGTTGGATTTTACAAATACTGTATTAGTAATCATAGCATTACTAGTTGTTATCGCAGGACTTGCTATTAAGTTAAGCAATGAAATTGAGATGCACAAAATATATCAGCAAGCTTTTAATAGGCAAGTGAATGAGAACAAACATATTTTAAACTTAGCTAAAGAAGCACAGAAGTTTAATGAAAATATGTTAAAGGAAAAAGAAAATCTTATTAATGAACTTAATGCTGAGAAAATGGAAAACATAAAGCATTTAAATGAAATTGATAAATTAGAAAGTGAAATTGTCAATCTAAATTATCAGAAACAACTTGATAATGGAACTCTTGAATTTAAAGATATTTTAGAGCCAACTGAGGTGCAAAATGAAGAAATTTAGATTGATTGGTTTAATTCTCTCAGTTGTCATAATTGCAGTAATTTCCAAACTTAATAACATCACACTGTTTAGTAAGTTTGGTGGTATTACTTTGATACCTGTTCTTTATTTCCTTCTTACATATGTAATGCCTTATATGGTTCAAGACTATGTAAAAGGGTGGAAAGAAATCATTGACGATAAAGAAGTGTGCTTTACCAAGGATGCATATTTAACAAGATGTATCGAAGAAGCTACAGGTGAAAAAGTAGAAACACTTGAAACAACGGCAGAGGGTGAAGAAATTGAAAGCGTATGAAGCAAGAAACAAATGGGGGTATAGAGATTATGCAACAGTTGTTTTTGCTGAATCAGCCGGAAAAGCAAGAGCAATAGCATTATATACAGAAGCGTGTGAAGGCAGTGATTTCACTGATATTGAAGTTTTTAGAGTTCCTGTTCTTGATAAATATTATCAAGAAGGAAAAGTTGAAATGGATTGGGCAGATGCTAAAGATAGAATTGCACTAGTTAAAGACGGTGGGTTTACTTGTAGTAGAGAAGTGATTAACCCAGATTGTGAAAATTGTCCGGCAAAAAAATGGTGTGATGAATACAATGATAAGTTAGAAAGGCTGGAAAACTAAATATGATTGACTACAATGTAACATTCGAGTATTTACACGGGTTTAATCGAATGTGCGAAAGCTTACAAAAAGAAAATTGTACCGGATGCCATTTTTTTGAAGAAGGCAAATGTGCATATGAAAATCACAGAAGAATTAACCCACGGGAATGTATAAGGACAGTTCGAGAATGGTGCAACGAACACCCAGAACAAACACTATTATCTATCTTTAATAGTCGTTATCCACTAGCAACAAAAAGTGAGAATGGAATTCCATATATTTGTGTCGCTACGCTAGGAAAAGGCAAGTATTGCAATAAAACATTTGATGCAAAATCACAAAAATGTAAAAGGTGCTGGAACACACCAGTAGAATAAAAGTAACTATAGCAAGTTACAGGCAAGTTAAAAATACTAGTGTTTAAGCTAGTTATTATGATTTTGCGACCGACACAAATGACGGTGGTAAGTTAATTGGGGTGTAATTTATGAATAAAGAAAAAGCTAAACAACTTATTGATGATGCTGATATATATGCAGTAATCACCGGAAAAAAAGAGGATGATAAAGTTCTTACTAATGGAATTTGGAGAAGTTACGAAAAAGAAGATTTAGAAGATCTACTTTGTTCTTTTATTGCTAGTATCATTCAAAGTGTAGGTTTTATACCTTCAAGGCAACTGATTGTTGATGCAGTTAATAAAGCAATGGCAAACTATAAAAATGTGCAGGAGAGTGAAGGAAGATGGACAAATTCAATCAATTAGAAGAACTAGACAGACTAGCTTATAGTTTTGGCAATACGGATAAAATGATGATGTCATCATTACATTTTGAAGAGAGGGCATATGTAACTACCCTTGCTAGTCTGTACATGATGTACGATTTAGTAGGTGTACATATCAAAGATAAGGTAGTTAAGATTAAGCAAGATGCTTTGAAAGACTACAGAACTATACATAGTGAATTGTATTTCGAAAGACTAAGTTATCAGCAGTGGCAACAGTCAATTAAAGCTACTGAAAGACAGACTAGAGAACTCACAGAAGTTCTTAAAAGTGGTGACTTGCAGAAGTCACTAGAACTGGCACTAGAAGTTATAGATACATTATTGAAAGAAAACACGCTAGCTAATATGTACAGAGCAGTGATGCAAAGTGCTGTTACTGATGATGAAATAGATTCAGCAGTAAAAAACTATGCTGTTGAGCATAATCTTGAATTGGATAGTAAAGAGATAGAGAAGATAGTATATAGGTTTATCACAAGTCTAGGTACATCAGAAGATTTGTTGTGTTTCAAATCTATGACTAAAGAAGAAATTGAAGAGTATTCTAAAAGACTTCCACAGCGTGAAGTTGACGGTATCAGAACAGAGATTAGTGAAGAATACTTAAAAGCCCTATCAGCTAGTTAAGCTGATAGGGTACATATGGGATTGTTGAATAATTGGTAATTCATCAGATGAACCGTTCGTGTCTGATATGTAAGTTCAAGTCTTACCAATCCCACAACCACCTCTGCAAGTTACTTACTAAAATCAATTTAAGTGTATCTCCTAAGTTCTAAGATAGAAAATCCTTCACGCAGAGGTTTATGCAACAAAGGAGAAGGTTACTACATATTCGTAGTACCTTTGTTGCTACAAGAAATGGAACTGTAGCATAAACGGTAATGCGTTGAAACATCCGTACATTTCAAAATGCAAGTTCAATTCTTGCCAGTTCTAACACTTCCGTCTGCACATCAAATTGTGATATTCCTTCATTTCATAGATTATATAGGTTTTTGGATCTCCTGTTTTTAAGTTTAAATTCTTTAAGTCCTTCAACGCAGACGGACATAGTCAAGGGAAGGCTACTACTTTTGTAGTACCTTGACTATCACATATGGAACTTTAGCTTAGGGAAAGCGTTGTAAAGATGTTAAGATGCCCATCTGATACATTACAAAGAGTTGGATCATGCCCAACAAGTTCCGGACTGGTTTATTTTCTTGCGTGACTATTTTTATAGATGTTGCAGTAGTCACGCACATCTCCGGCAATAGCATAAGTAATGCACAAGATTATCTAGGTGCAAATCCTAGTTGCCGGTCGGTTATCTACCTTTATTTTATACTGTTTCGTGGTGGTGCATATCACACACTGCACCACCAAATCTGCAGTGGCCAAGCTGGTGGTTTATTGAGTTCAACCCTCAACTACTGCATACCATGGTGAGCCATTGGCTTATTTCCTTCTTTGATTTTAGGTCCTATCCGTAAAAAGATAGGACCTAAGGAGAATAATAATGAAATTTAAATTAGATAATTACAATAAATATAGAAATAACAAAGTTGAATATGATGGCATTATCTTTGATAGTAAGAAAGAAGCTAAAAGATATGCTGAACTAAAGCTACTTGAAAGAACCGGAAGAATTAAGGAATTAAGAAGGCAAGTGCCGTTTACTCTTATTCCTAAAATTATTGATCAGAATGGTAAGTGCCTGCAAAGGGCATGTAAATACTATGCTGATTTTGTTTATAAATCGAACGGTAAGTTGGTTGTTGAAGACACCAAAGGTGTCAGAACAGCTGAATATAAAATCAAAAAGAAACTGATGTTATATCAACATAACATTATTATCAAAGAAATTTAAGAGGTGAACCATGGATATTAAAAAGATAGTTAATATCTGCAAAAAGAAAAGTGCTTTTCGTGTTAATAAAACTAATGACGGTTGTCAATGGTTTGGTGACGGTAAAGCTATGTATCTACTTTCTCCGGATATTCCATTTCTATCTGCTGAAGTTATTAGTGGCTTGTATGAACTCAGCAAAGACAAAGTAGAAGTAGGATATAGGCTTCATTGTTCTTTGTCACCGGGTGAATTAGAATTACTTGCTGACACTACGGAAGATGAAGAAATGTTAGTGCCATTACATATGAATGTTGTTTATGGTGGTACATTGTTATTGCCATTCCGGTCAAGTCAAGGGTTAATACTCATTGATAGTGAGTATTTAAACCCATTAGGGAGTAAACCAAGTGGATTAATGTTTACTTTGCGTGGCGAAAACATTGTTGCAGTAAAAAACGGTATGCTTATTACTGCAATAATTAGTGCTTATGATGTTAATAGAGATGATGACTTTACAGAAGAGTTAAAACAGTTGTATAAGCTTAATTCAATCAGCAGAGAAAAAGAGTTTTTGAAAAATAAGAACTTTGATGAAATGGAAGGTACATCAGATGAACAGGAAGAGCTGTGAGGGTTGCCTTTACTATAAAGACGGTAATGGCAGACGAAAGAAAAGCAGTTACGAAAGGTTTTGTCATTATATGATTGATGAAGGTAAGCCAAGAAACTGCGCCCCAGCAAATTGTGATAAGAAAGTTATTGATTTACCTATTCCCAGATTGGGAGCATTACCACTTCCAAGAAGGTGATAATGTGAACGGTAGAATAAGGTTATTGACCATTCAAAAGCTTTTGTTGAAGAATGGAAAGACAACTGTTAAAGAGATACAAGCTGAAATTTTTAATTTATATAATGAAAAAGCAGAAAGAAAGGCTATCTATAAAGATATTAGAGCCTTACAGCAGTTTCTTCATATAAATAAGAAGAAAGTAAACGATACGGTTGTTTATATATTAGAAAGGAAAAACAATGAATAAATTATTTCCTATCATTCTTATTTTGTTACAGTTTTGTGCTTGTATCGGTTATGTTGTTAGTAAAGATTATAAGATGGCCGTGTATTGGCTATCAGCAGGAATATTAAACATTTGTGTGACTTTCTAAGTCAAGAAGGAGATAACTATGGAACAAAAACAAATACCTATTGATATGTTAAGACCTCATCCGGACAATCCAAGAAAGGACCTGGGAGACCTTACAGAACTTGCAGAGAGTATCAAAGCCAGAGGTGTGATGCAGAATCTAACTGTAATACCTCAATACAAATTAGGCAAAATTGCTTACTATACAATTCTTATCGGTCATAGAAGATGTGAAGCATCTAAGATTGCAGGACTAAAAACATTGCCATGTACTGTTGTAAATGTAATGTCAAAGAAAGAGCAAATAGCAACAATGTTGCTTGAAAATATGCAAAGGTCCGATTTAACACCACTTGAACAAGCTGAAGGCTTTCAAATGATGATTGATTTAGGCGAAGGCATTAGAAGCATTGAAAAGAAAACAGGCTTTTCTGCTACTACAATCTGGCATAGAGTTAAGTTACTCGAACTTGATAGGGAAGAACTACGAAAGTCACAAGAAAGGGAAGTTAAGCTTACTGATTACATAAAGCTTGAAAAACTAAAGAATGTAGAAGATAAGAATGAGTGCTTAAAACAAATAGGCACTAACAATTTTTATTATACCTACAATTCAAAGCTTCAAAAACAAGAAAGAAAAGAAAAGCAGAAAGTTATTAAAAAGGAACTTGAAGATAAAGGGCTAGTTGACATTTCTGACGAAGAAGTAAGGTATTTAAAATATGATAATGTTGTAGCTTGTGACTATGCAGATATAGATATAGATGAATTGATAGCTAATGAAAAAGAACAATTATATTTTGTTCTGTCAACGGTTAGCACTGATTGGATAGTTATTTATAAGATGAAATCAAAAGCAGTTGAAGACAATGCTGATGAAAGAGAACGGGAAAGAGCAGAACGAAAAAAGATTAGTGATAAGCAGAAAAGAGACAAAGAAATACTTAAAGACAAATTAAGTATTTTGGAAAATGTACGAAATACTGCAAGAGTTACTGTTAATGAATTTGTAAATAGATACACAGGTAATAAAGGTGATGAAAATCTTTTACTAAACTTTATTATCTATTTACAATCTAACTATGGTGTATATTTTGGTGAAAAGTGTAAGAAAGATATTACAAACAATCAAAATAATTATGATTACACTAAAGATACGAATATACGCAGAATTATGTTGTTGTACATAAGAGCATTGTTAACAAATTGGAGATATTTAGCAAGGGAAACAGATTATGATCGTTTCTATGATGACAAAGCTGAATATAAAAAGGAATGGGCAAATGTAGAAGCCTATATCAATTTTATTGGTTTGCTTGAACAATTAGGCTATCAAGTAGCAGACGAAGAAAGAAGCTATTACAACGGAACTCACCAAGCCTACAGACAAGAAGAAAATTAAATAACAAATAACAAAAAATCTTTGATAGAAAATCATTAAAAAATGACCTATCAAAGATTTTTACTATCACAATAAAATAGAGGTTTTGACCTCTTTGCTGACCTTGTAATGGGTATTAACAACTCAACCACTAGTAAGGATAGATAATCATGAAGAGAAAGAAAAAGCATTACATAGAATATGATTATGAAAATCAAATAGTACAGCAGTATGAGAAAGAAGAGGAAGATACTGTTCTAAGGTTGTTGAAAGATGGTGTCATTAGTCATTGTTACGCAACAAAAGAAATTTTCGCAGGTAATCAACTTGATGTAGAAATCTATCCAGAATTCACACGCAAAGAGAGTTGTACACTAAAACAGAAATTAAAAAAGAAAACTAAGAAAGCCATTAAAGACCTTAATGATAAAAATGCTAGAAAGTATTTCGCTAGACTAGTCAATACAAATTTTACTGATGATGATTATTGCATCACATTGACATACACACCTGACAACCAACCACAAGACTATGAATCAGCACATAAAGATATTACTAACTTCCTCAGAAGGTTAAATCGAAAAAGGAAAAAACAAGGAATACCAAATGCAAAATATGTATATGTGACAGAGAAGAAAAAGAATGGCTATCATCACCACATTATTGTTGATAGTCAGCTTGAACTGAACATGCAAGAAGTGAATTTACTTTGGGGTAAATCAAGAAGAAATGATATTAAGCTATTAGACACAGACGAATTTGGATTAACCGGTATTGCGTTCTACCTTGCTAAAGACCCACGAGGAAGAAAACGCTGGGGAAGTAGTAGAGGTTTGAAAAAGCCAACAGTAAAGAAAAATCATTATAAATTTAGGAAGAAAGACATTAGACAAGCTATCAGTTGTGAATATAGCTTAATTGACAAATTAAAAAAGCTATATCCACAATACACTTTTACAGATGTTGATATTAGATACAATGAAATTAATGCTATGTTTTACATATACGCTAGATTGCGTTTGTAGTATCTGTTGAAGGCTTCATGCTGACTACAGCAGTAAGAAAGTAGTTGGATGGTATTAATGAACATATCAATAAAATAATCGATATGCAAAATAAAGTAGATAAAGTTATATCTAGCATATCAGATAATCTTGTTAGGAGATGAAAGATAATGGAATTTATTACAGCAAAAGAAATTATTGAAGAAGAGTGGCGTAACTATTTCAATGCCTTAATTAAAATATGGGGCGAAAGAAACGCTTTTTTATCATACGGTAAAATGTGTGTGGTTAGAAAACAGCTAACTAACAGTAACATAACCGTCCCTAAAAGAATTATGGACGAGTTGAAAGATAAAGGATGGATTGTTGATGTATATAATCGAATTGACGCAGATACCAGGCAAGGATACACAATGCTTGTTTTGAGTGCGAAGGCGTTTGAATTATAAGTGTGTCAATACAATGGAAGGATGTGAAACAATGAACGCTAAAGAGTACCTTAATCGTGTAAGGTTTGCTGATAGGTTGATTAATGTTAAGGATAAGGAATTACATAGGTTAAGGTTAAGCATAACACAGATGAGCCCACAAACAAACGGTGACCGTGTTAAGTCCTCAAACACAACTGACTTTACACAAACAGTTGATAAGATAGTGGATTTGCAAAATGAAATCAATAGTGAAATTGATGACCTTATTTGTATGAAGAATGATGTTAGAAGTAAAATCAATGGTCTTGATGATGCAATTTACATATTGGTTCTAACAGAATATTACCTTAATTGTGAAACCTTTGAGAAAACTGCCGAAACTATTGGTTGTTCTGATAGATGGATTAGAGCATTACATGGCAGAGCATTACAAGCCTTTAGAAAAAAATACAATATGGATTAAGTAGTTCCTATCAGTTCCTATTAATTCCTATTCTTAAGTGCTATAATGATATTATGGAAAACCGAAAGAGATAGATAAGATTGCAAGAATGATTTTCACTTCTACTATTCCTCTTGTAAAAAATTCAGCATTGCCCACCTAATCACTTAGGTGGGTTTTGTTGTGAAATTGCACATACATAATAATTATTACTTGTGCGTTTATACAAAATTTGACAAATTACTTTATTTTGTTATTTTATTTCGATATAATAACATATGAGGTGATAGTAGATGTCAAATAAGGTAGAATTTTTTCTATGTACCTTTATTAAAAAAGATTGTGAAGGTACATATTTCAAAAATAATGATTACTATAAAGGTGATCTAAAAAAATTCTTTGAAGGTTTGTACGATATTTTTGATAGAAAAGATACAAAGAAAATTCTTTCTCGTAATATTTCCGGTAAGAATTTAGTTGTATCAAGATTTAATAAAAATCAAAGTGAATATATATCAATTCCATTTGGTAAACTAAAAAAAGGTGTAACTTTTCATATGGTTGATGACACTTTACAACAACTAGATACAAAATTATTTGAAGTAACTTCTATGGTTTTTGATACGGTGAAAAATATAGCCATCATAACCAAGAATCGATTAGGTCCAAATTATACTCAAATTGAAGAGTATTTGAATTCTTTTATACCAAATGATTTTGAGTACAAGATAAAAATAGTACCTTTACTTGAGGATATTAGCATAAAAAATGTGGGTACACCAAAGTACATTAAAAAAGTAGATTTGAGATTACGATTAGATGATTCTACTAAGAAACAATATGGTACAGGTTTAAAATCCAATAAAGGACAAATTAATTCTTTCGTTGATTATTCAACGAATCAGTTGAATTCAACTGATATTTCTATATCTTTTGGATTCCATTATGGTAAAAAAGAAGATTCTTTGGACATTGAATGTGTTAAGAATCTTATTGAAGAATTGGAACTTAATGAAGAAATTATTAATCAAATTACTTTGGAATATTATAATGGTGAGAAGAAAAAAACTGCACTTTATAAGAATAGTAGTCTTATAGTTGATTATTATTTTGATTTTAGAGGGGAGTATCTGCCTTCTGAGTATTTGCTAAATAATTGTGAGGCAGCATTTCAAAGCGAGGTTATGAGATATCGACCAAGAATGATTGAAATTAAGTCGAACGAGAAATCTATTTCGCAAGTAATGGGACCCTTAAAACTTGATTGGAATCCGACAGAATCATTTGAAGACTAATTTATATAATAAAAAAAGGGGGAGATATTATTAAAACTTTTTTTAGAAATTTTAAAATAGAGATTTTCTTCACTTTAGGATTTATTATATTTTTACTAATATGTATGTTTTGTCAAAATAGTATTTGGTTAAGAAGTACAGGTGACTTTTTAGAAAAATATTTAGATAGTGATAGATTGGGATATATTATAAGCATTTTCTCCATTGTAATAGGTTTTTATTTAACTATTGCAACCATTGTATCATTATCAATTATTAATGTTAGTAAAGCGATACTATTATCACAGTCTGATGAACCTATATTGATGTTAATTATGTTGGGTATTTCAGAAAATTTATTATGTGTTCTCTTATGTACACTTATTAGTGATTTTTCGTCAGTTTTTGTTAGCTTTATTATTTTGTATTTTTTAGTGATTTCTATTATAACTTTTATAAAATTTATAAATTTTATAAGATCCCTATTTGTCACAAATATGAAATCTATGAAAGAAGAAATAAAGGTAAAAGAGTATAATGAACAGGAACTGTTCATTACTCTTGAAAAGATTGAGAAAAATACAAGGAAACAGGATAAATAATATTGAAAAGGTTAAGTACTGCTTAGCCTTTTTCTTTTGCATTTTAATAAAGAGAGGTGGTGGATTTGGCAAAGGGAAAATATCAAAAGTGGCTACTAAAGGAAAATTTATTATTGCTGGAGGGTTGGGCTAGAGATGGTTTAACTGATGAACAGATAGCAAAGAATATGGGTATTTCAGTTAAGACTTTATTTAACTATAAAACAAACCATTTACCGATTTTACAAGCCTTAAAAAAGGGCAAAGAAGTTGTTGACTATGAAGTTGAAAATGCTTTGCTTTCATCAGCACTAGAGGGCAACACAACGGCTCAAATCTTTTGGCTTAAAAATAGACGACCTGATAAGTGGAGAGATAAGCAGAAAGAAGAAACAGACACAACGGCACTTAATAAGCTGGATAATATTTTGAAAGAGATTAAAGATGATGCACTAAGGAGTACAAAGAATGGGTTACACAAATAAGCAAAAAGAATATATTGTAAATGCTACCCATAGATGGAACATAAAGAGTGGTGCAGTTCGTTCCGGTAAAAGTTTTGTTGATGTTACTTTTATTATACCTATGAGAATTAGGGAAAGAATAGGCAAAGACGGACTTTGCTTTATTATCGGTGTATCTAAAGAAACTATTGAGAGAAATGTACTTCAGCCAATGAGAGAACGATATACCTCTGATGTTGTAGGAACAATCAACAGTCGTAACATTGCTAAAATCTGTGGTGAAGATGTTTATTGTTTAGGTGCTGAAAAGGTTAGTCAGGTTGCAAAAATCCAAGGTGCTTCAGCTAAATATATTTATGGTGATGAAGTAGCAAAGTGGAATGAAGATGTATTTGCTATGCTAAAGTCAAGACTTGATAAGCCTTATTCTTGTTTTGACGGTAGTTTAAACCCTGAACACCCTACTCATTGGTTAAAGCAGTTTATTGACAGTGATGCAGATATTTACTTACAAGAGTATACAATCTTTGATAATTCCTTTTTGTCTAAAGAATTTGTACAAAACTTGTGTAATGAGTATGAGGGTACTATCTATTATGATAGATTGATTTTAGGCAAGTGGGTTCGTGCCGAAGGTGCTATTTACCGTAAATTTGCCGACAACCCAAAAGCGTATTACTGTAAATTAGTTGATAGGATTGACCCTGATTTACCATACAAACAGATACTTAAAGGCTCTTTACAAGAAGTAACTATTGGTATTGACTTTGGTGGTAATAAGTCAGGTCACGCATTTGTTGCTACCGGTACAACTAATAATTACAGTGAGCTGGTGGCAATTAGAAGTATAAGGCACTTTGGAGAATATGATAGTAATGATTTAGACAGACTGGCTATAGAATTTGCACAGTCTGTTTTTGATATGGTAGGAAAAGTTGATTATGTTTATTGGGATAATGCCGAAACTGTTTTAGGTAGAGGTATAAAAAGAGCCTTTGAAAAGAAATTTCCTAATGTTATTGTTAGACCGGCTAGGAAAATGCCTATACAAGACCGTATTCAATGTGCTTTGCGACTTATGGGAGCAGATAGGTTCTTTATTACAGATAGTTGTGACAGCTTGAAAAGAGCCTTGTGTGAGGCAGTATGGAACGATAAAAAATTAAATGATGAAAGACTTGATGACGGATCTACCGATATTGATAGTCTTGACGGTTTTGAATACACCTTTGAAAGAAATATGAAAAGGTTTATAAAGGTGGGATAAAATGGGACTTATAAATTTTTTGAAAGGAGTGTGGAGCAGAGTGTTTCCAACAAAGCTAAGAAGTATTAAGAATGCACTTAATATTGATATTGCTTTAACTGATGAAATGTTAAAGTCTATTGATGTGTGGCAGAACAGTTATTCAGGCAGAGCCTTGTGGCTTGATGAATACCATGTTGTCAGTCTAAGACTTGAAAAGTCCATTGTAAGAGAATTTAGCAATGTTTCTTTGTCTGAAATGACTTCAAGTGTCAGTTATAAGCCACTTGATGAAATATACAAGAAAGCAATTAGAAACATTAACACACACTTTCAAAGAGGTTTAGCCACCGGTGCTATGATTATAAAGCCTTTAGGTGGCAGTAAAGTTCAGTTTGTTTCTGCCAATGCCTTTATACCTGTTGAATACGATACAGACGGAAGACTAATTAAAGTTATATTTCCTGAATTTAAAAAGCTAGGTAACAAGTTCTATACAAGACTTGAATATCACGACTTAGACAAAGACAAGGGACTGACAATTACTAATTCTGCCTATGTGTCTGATAGTGAAAGTACCTTAGGCAATAAGATACCATTAAGCAGTATTGAAGAATGGGCAGACCTAGAAGAAAGTATCACATATCCCACAATGAATAAAACTGCTTTCGGCTATTATCGTAACCCTATTGACAATGATATTGACGGCTCTATGACTCCTATTTCTGTATTTGACTCAGCACTTCCTATTATTCAGATAGCAGATATTCAGTTTGGTAGGCTTGATTGGGAGTTTGAAAGTGGAGAAAGAGCTATACACATTGATGAATCAGCACTAAAAGGTAATAGAGTAGCAAAGTTAAATAAAAGGTTATATCGTAGTGTTGACCTTGATGATAATGAGGGTATTTTACAGGACTATTCACCGACAATCAGACAAGCCGATATAAAAGCAGGACTAGAGGCATACAAAAGAGAAATTGAGTTTTCTGTTGGTCTTGCTTATGGTGACTTGTCCGACCCTGCAACAGTGGCAAAAACTGCAACGGAAATTAAGTCGGCTAAAGACAGAAAGTACAACACAGTTAATGCTATTCAGGAGAACTTAAAGGATTGTATGGAGGACCTTGTATATGCTTTAGCTTTTTATAATTCAATGACTACAAGTGGTTACAAGTTTGTTTGTGACTTTAAGGATAGCATTAAGACAGATGAAGAAACAGAAAGAAAGCAAGATATACAGGACCTTAACTTAGGTATCCTAAGACCTGAGGAATACAGAGCAAAGTGGATGGGTGAAGACATTGACACAGCTTTACAGAACCTACCACAAAAAGCCGAGGTGATAGAATGAGTAGTTCAATTATTATTACAACAATTATTTGTGTTACAGTTATTGTACTGGCTTTTATAGGTAAAGATTAATGCAAATTACTGAGAAGGATATAGAGTCTGTTCCTCAGCCTATAGTGAGCCTTTTTAATGACCTGGAACAAACTATTATGCTTGACATTATTAGACGGTTACAGGCTAATAATAAGGAGATTACAAGGTCAGCAGATTGGCAAATTAACAGACTTTATGAATTGGGAAAAAGTAAAGAAGAAATAAAGAGTTATATCAAGAACACCTTGAACCTATCTGATGAACAGATAGACAAGGTGTTTTCTAATGTTATAAGCAGTGGTTATGCAAGAGATAGAAGCCTTTATGAAGCAGTAGGTAAAAGTTTCATACCATATGAAGATAACTTACAACTTCAACAACTTGTTAATTCTATGATAACTCAGACTAAAGGAGAGCTAAAGAACATTACCGGTTCTTTAGGCTTTGCACTTAGAGAACCTAACTCAACTAAGCTAACATATACACCACTTACAGACTACTACCAAAGCACTCTTGACAAGGCAATAACTCAGATTGCTACAGGTGCATTTGATTACAATACTGTACTGAGAAATACAGTAAAAGAAATGACTAACTCAGGACTAAGGTACATTGACTATGACAGTGGTTACAGCAGTAGAGTATCGGTAGCAGTAAGGAGAGCAGTCCTTACCGGTTATAATCAAGTGGTGTCAAACATCAATGAGAGTAATGCAGAAAAGCTTGAAACAAACTATTTTGAAACTACCTATCATAGTGGTGCAAGACCTTCTCACCAGCCTTGGCAAGGTAGGGTTTATAGCAAGGAAGAATTGGTTTCAGTTTGTGGACTGGGTACAGTAACAGGGCTTTGTGGTGCTAACTGTTACCACAACTATTATCCATTTATTAAAGGTGTATCGGAAAGGACTTATACAGATGAAGAACTAGACCGAATGAACCAAGAAGATAATGAGAAAAGAGAGTTTAGAGGTAAAAGCTACACAAAGTATGAGGCTCTGCAAAGACAAAGAAAACTTGAAACCATAATGAGAGCAGAAAGGCAAGAGATAAAACTGCTTACAGAGGGTGGTGCTGATGAAAATGACATAATGTCAGCTAATGCAAGATACAACAAAACATCAGACGAATACGCAAGACTTTCAAAGGCTATGAACCTACCACAACAAAGACAAAGAGTAAATATTGACGGACTGGGAAACATAGGTGCTAAGCTAGATAAAAGTAGTAAGGTGGCTAAGAGTAATGACACAAAGACTACCGGCAATGGTGTACATAAACTTTCTGATTCCGGTGACAACACCAACTTTGAAAAAACTATACAAAACAGTAAATCAAATATTGAAAAAAGTAACGATAGTGGTATAATAGAATTTGAAAAATGTGTAACTAAAGATGTTAAGAAAATCTTTAATGCCGAATATGAGAATATGCAAAAGAAGTTTGGAAACATATCTACCATATCTTCTGTTGGTATTCTTAGAAATAGTAATTTAAAGATATATGGTTCATACAATGATAATTCAAGAGAATTAGTGTTAAGATTTGCTAATAAGAAAAATTTTGTGTCAGAACACACTAAAAAAGCAAAGGAAATGAACAAGTCCGGTGAATGGTCAACTGCACATTATTTACACGCAATAAGACACGAAATAGGTCATGCAATTCAGCTTGAACATAAGTTGAATGACCCATTGTGGGCTGAGAAGTATGCGAAAATATGTAAGATTTATGACAAATTAAATGAGCCTATTGATAAAAAAGGAGTTACATATTCTGTTTCAAAATATGCTATGAAAAATGTTGACGAGTTTATTTCGGAATGTATCGCAAAAAGTATGACGAAAAAACCGGGCGTACTAGTTAATAAAGTAGTAAAGATTATTAAAGGAGATGACTAAATTGACAGAGGAATTTGATAAATTTGATATATGGATGACTCCTCCAAAGAATGGTTTTAGGAGTATAAAAGAAGAGGCTCCGGAAGAAATAAAGATTGAGGCAAAGAAAGCTGATGAAGATTACTTCAAAATGACAGGTAGGCATATGCTGAAAATTGATTATTAAAATTTATAATATTTAACTTGCCGAACACTTTAATATTGATAATAAAATAATGAATAATGGCTTGTTTACTAGCATTTTTAATTTGCTTGTAACTTGCTAATTTAAGCACTTTACAGTTTGTAAGGTGCTTTTTTTATACCCAAAATTGACCGTTCCTAAGTCGTTAAACTAAGGATAGAAAGAGGTGCTACCTCGCTAAAAAGCGTATCGAAAGGAGCTATTATGCAAAGAAAATTTTTAGAAGATTTAGGACTTGATAAGGATAATATTGATAAAGTTCTGAATCAGTACAACCAAGATTTAGAAAAGGCTAAACAACCACTAATTGTGGAAAGAGATAGCCTAAAGGATCAGCTAAAGACTGCACAAGATGCACTAAAAGAATTTGATGGGGTTGATGTTAAGGACTTACAAGGTAAAATTAATAGTCTTAACACAGAACTTGCAAACAAGGACAAAGAGTACAAGGATAAAATTGCAGATATGGAGTTTACTTCTGTACTTGATACGGCTTTATCAAAAAGTGGTGCAAAGAACAGTAAAGCTGTTAAGGCTTTGCTTGACCTTGACAACCTTAAAACATCAAAAAATCAAGCAGAAGATATTGAAAAGGCTATCAAGGATGTAAAGACAGAAAATGACTATATGTTCAAGTCAGATGAGCCTTTCAAAAATCCGGTAAAGAATACCGGTAACACAAATATTAAACCTGACTCAATGTCAGCCATTAGGTCTGCTATGGGTTTAGGTGAACCAAAAGAAGATAAATAATTAAGAAAAGAGGTTTTATTTTATGGCAAATACTATTGAATTAGCAAAATCCTATGTGCCACTTCTTGATGAAGTGTATAAAAATGCTGCACTTACTTCTGATTTAGACGGTGCGTCAGAACTTGCACAGGCCGGTGCTAATGCTAACGAACTGATTATTCCAATGATTGAAATGGACGGTCTTGCTAACTATGACCGTAACAGTGGTTATATTAACGGTGATGTAACTATTAAGAATCAGACAGTAGCTTGTAACTACGATAGAGGCAGAAAGTTTACTGTTGACAGTATGGATAATATTGAAACTGCCGGTATTGCCTTTGGCAGACTTGCAGGCGAGTTTATCCGTACTAAGGAAGTACCTGAACTTGATGCATTTAGATTTTCTACATACTCAGGTATCAAGGGTATTTCTTCTGCATATGGTAGCCTTTCTACAGGTGACAGTATTATCAAGGCTCTTCGTACTGCTACTGCAAAGATGGATGATGACGAAGTACCTACAGATAACAGAATTCTGTACATTCGTTCAGACCTTTACGGTGTAATTGATGATATGGATACAACAAAGTCAAGAAAGGTACTTGAAAGATTTTCTAAGATTGTTCCTGTACCATCATCAAGATTTATGACTAACATTACACTAAATGACGGTAAGACCAGTGGTCAGGAAAAAGGTGGTTATGCTAAGTCAGCTAAATCTGTTGATATTAACTTTGAGATTATCCATAAGTCAGCAGTAATCCAGTACACCAAGCACAAAGTACCTAAGATTATTGACCCTAACGCAAACCCTGATGCAGACGCATGGACTTTTGGTTATCGTAATGTTGGTATTGCTAGGGTGTATCAGAACAAAGTAGCAGGTATCTACTGTCACACAGTAACACAGAACACAGCTACTCAGTCAGTATCTGTATAAGAGGTAAAGCAGTATGATGATTTATGCAAATATGGATTTTTATAAAAATAAATATCAAGGTGCAGTCATTAATACTGCTAACCCTTATGTTTATTTCCGTAAAGCAACCAACTATATTAGGCACTATACTTGTGACAACATTGACGAGGGAGATATACCTGAACCGGTAAAAATGTGTTGTTGTGAAGTAGCTGAACTGCTTTATCATGCAGAACAAAATAGTAGTAACTATGTAACCTCTGACAAGACAGGTGATATGTCAGTTACATATGAAAGTACAGAAAGCCAAAGACAGGTTTTGTCAAAGAAAATTAAGTCTGTAATTTATATGTGGCTAAGTGGTACAGATTTACTGTACAGAGGTGTAAAGTGATTACTAATTTTAAATGTACAATATATCATTTTAATGGGGTGGGGTACAGTAAGTTTTATGTACCCCATTGTCATTGGCAAGAGAACAAGGCAAGTAATGTTATGAAAAGTGGTTTACAGAATGCTGACAGTGTAACTGTATATATACCACTTGATAGCCTTGTAATTACTCCTAGCAGTAGCTTGTTACCGGCTAATGATGTTTTCCCAGGAATGAAGATTGTGCCTAAGAAACCCTCACAAGACCTTATTGTAAAAGGTTATTGTGACTTTGAATTTAATAATACCGACCAAAAGACAGTATCGGAAAGTATGAAAGAGTTTAACAAGTCTTTTAGTTACAACACTATTTTGTCAATAGATATTAAGGACTATGGTGCTAAAAGGTTACAACACATTAAGATTAGTGGAAAGTAGGTGAATGTATGATTATTAGTCAGCCACAAGATAGCACAATGAACACACCTAACGGAAGTTTAAATTTTAAATGGCGTAGTAACTTTGGCTCTTTAACTGAAAAGGAATTTCAAAAGGCACAAAGGTTTGTTGATAATGAAGTTATAAGGCAGATGATACCATACACACCTATGGATACAGGCTTTCTGTTTAAGTCTGCCACAGTAGGTACAGTTATTGGTAGTGGTAAGGTTGTACAGTTAGGACCTTATGCAAGGTATTTATACTATGGTGTTGTTTATGGTCCTAATATTCCACTATACAAGAATGGTGAATTGGTAGGCTTTTACAGTCCATCAAAGAAATACCCTACCGGTAGAGAATTAAAGTATTCAACTGCTAAGCACCCTCTAGCCGGTAAAATGTGGTTTGAACGAATGAAAAAGGATAAGGAAGATGTTATCCTTAACGGTACTGCAAAAATTTTAGGTGGTAATGTGAAATGAACATAATTGAAGTAGTAAAGTCAGCTTTGCAGAGTTTTCCACAAATTAATGAAGTGTGTAATGAAATCTCTATTGACTTTACAGATGATACAATTGATAGTTACGGACTATCTTCAACAGGTGATACATTGCTAAAAGAAGATATTTTAGGTAATCAGACAAGACAACATAACTTTATTCTGTATGCAGTGTATCAGTCCGTTAATGACTATGACAGAATGGTAAATACAGGTGCTTTACTCTCACTTCAAATGTACCTTGAACATTTTGCAGATAATCAAGAAGTTACTGTCAAGGTGGGTGACAAAGAGTATACAGGCACTCTAACAAAGTTAACTTGTTCAAATGGTATGATTTACGAAATACCAAATGGCAATATGAATAACGGTGTGGTATATCAGTTGCAGATTATATCACAATACAAAATTGATTTTTAATGAAAGAAGGTAATATTATGGCAGAAACAAAAGCAGTAAGTGGTACACCCGGCAAGTATTCAGGTAAGCTAAAAAGAAGTTACTTAATGCACTACATTGACGCTAGTTTTGGAAGTCAGACACCTAGTTGGTTTCTAATCGGTAGAGATATTGAGGAACTATCAATGGAACTAAATCCGGAGGCAGACTCAAAGAATATTCTTGACCAAACTATTGATAATGGTTACGCACCAACTCTAGGTGTAGAAACATACTATGCAGACACAGAAGATGAAATCTTTGACAAGCTAAAAGACATTGCTATGAATAGACTTACAGGAGAAGATTGCAGAACAAAAATTCTTGAAGTGCTTATTGATAACAATGCTACTATTGATGCATCAGGTGCAGTTACAGGTGCTAGTGCTTGGGTAGAAGATTGTCTTGTAAAGCCACAGTCTTACGGTGGTGCAGGTGGTAACAATAGTGGTGTAAATATCCCTTACAATGTTTCACTTGAAGGCAATCGTCAGAAAGGTACTGTTGCTATTACTAATAAAGTACCAACATTTACAGCAGTATAAGGAGAAGTCTAATGGACAATTTAAGTTTTGATGTTGGATATAAAGAATATTCTATTAACGGTGATGAAAGTAGAATTTTGCGTATTAAAATGACCGATTATGCGATTTTTGATAGATTCACAAAAGGAATGAAACAAATTGATAAGATTGCAAAAGAATATGAAAATTCTACTGCAAATACATTTGATGAGGCTAATAATCTTTTCGTAAGTGTAGATAGAAAAATCAGAAAACAAATAGATTTCATTTTTGATGGTGATGTTTCCGATATAATCTTTGGTAATACTAACTGTATCAGCATTGCCGGTGGTAAGCCTGTTTTTCAGAATTTTTTAGAGGCAATTCTTCCTTCTATAAAAAAAGATATTGGGGTAGAACAACAAGAAATCGCTGAAAAGGTACATAAGTACACATCTAAAGTAAAATGATTGGTGAACTTCCTAAAAGCCTTGAAATTGACAATGCAACATATGAAATTAATTCAGATTTCCGTGTTGCATTGTTAATATTTCAAGCATTCAATGACCCTGAACTAGACCAATATTGTAAGGCTTTAGTATGTCTAAAGTGTTTGTATAAAGAAGTACCGGCTAATACAGAACAAGCTATTAAAAAGGCAATGTGGTTTCTTGATGGTGGAGATATTCCAAAGTCTCAAAATCAAAGAAAAATACTTGATTGGGAACAAGATGAAAGTATAATCTTTCCGGCTATTAATAAAGTAGCTGGTTACGAAACAAGAGAAGTTAAGTACCTTCATTGGTGGACTTTTCTAGGTCTGTTTAATGAAATTGGAGATGGCTTGTTTTCACAGGTAATGAACATTAGAGGTAAGAAGTCTAAAGGAAAGAAACTTGAAAAGTGGGAGAGAGAATTTTACAGTACCCACAAAGAGTTAATAGACCTAAAGAGAAAAGCTACTTCACAAGATGAACAACAGGAATTAGATTTTATTAATAGTATATTTTGAATATTTATAAAAAATATGTTGACTTTCACCGAATTATGATTTAAAATGTAATAAAATTACAAAAATGAGGTGGAATTTCACAATGAATAATTTAATGAAAAATTCTCAAAAACATAATGGGACTAAGAAACCGTTTTATAAGAAGTGGTGGTTCTGGGTTATTGTTGTAGTTATCGTTATTTCTATCGGAGCCGGTTCTGCCCGTAATGGAAATAGCAGTAAAGATACTGATAATAAAGAAACAACAACGGTTAGTACCAGTGCAGTAGAAACTACAACAGTGCAACCAACAACAAAGGCAAAAAAGAAAGTATCAGCTAAAGCTTACAAAAATAATTGTAAGACACTTTCTTTCAAAGATTTGTCCAGAAATCCTGACAAGCATAAAGGTGAGAAACTAAAATATACAGGTAAGGTTATTCAGGTACAAGAAGATGAACATTGGCTTGATGACAAAACTACTGTTGATTTAAGAATTAATGTTACTAAAGACGAATATGGTCTTTGGGATGATACTATTTATGCAACTGTTGAATTACCAAAGAATGCAGATAGAATTCTTGAAGATGATATAATCACCATTTGGGGTGAATGTGACGGTAAGTATTCTTACACATCAGTCCTTGGTTCTGATGTTACATTGCCAAAGATTAATATTGAGTATTACAGTGTAAAATCAAAATAAAAAACTGGCCACTCTGTGCGATAGAGTGGCTTTTTTTATGCGTACATCAAGTGGTGTACGCATTTTTTATATCCATTTTTAGGAAGGAGGGGTTGTATGGCAAGTGATGGTTCTCTTATATTTAATACACAAATTGATAAAAGTGGTTTTAATAAAGGTACTCGGACAATATCCAATGGATTAGGAACTTTAAAATCTTCCTTTGTAAAACTAGGAACAACAGTGGCTGCTGTATTCAGTATTAGCAAACTTATATCTTTTAGTAAAATAGCACTTAATACAGCATCTGATTTAACGGAAGTACAAAATGTTGTTGATACTGCGTTTGGGTCAATGAGCAATAAAATGGAGACTTTTGCCAATAAGGCAATTAATAGTTTCGGTATTTCAAAATTAACTGCAAAACAAACCGGTTCAACTTTTATGGCAATGGCTAAAGGTATGGGTTTAGCCGATAAGAATGCAAGTGATATGTCTATTGCTTTAACGGGTTTATCTGCTGATATGGCATCATTTTATAACGTTGACCAAGAAATATCTAGTACTGCCCTTAAATCCATCTTTACAGGTGAAACAGAAACATTAAAACAGTTTGGTATTGTAATGACCGATGCAAACTTACAGGCTTTTGCATTATCACAAGGTATAACAAAATCTACTTCAGAAATGACACAAGCTGAAAAAGTACAGTTGCGTTATAATTTTGTAATGCAACAAACACAATTAGCACAGGGTGACTTCGCTAAAACACAAGGAAGTTGGGCAAATCAAACTCGTATTTTGTCAGAAAGATGGAAAGAACTGGCTGGGACAATAGGAACAGTACTAATTAATATACTTCTTCCGGCAGTAAAAACTATAAACGATGCATTATCAAGTTTAATAGCTTTTGCAGATAAAGCAGTAAAAAGATTATCTAAAATGTTTGGATGGAGTGAGGTTACATCTAATTCAACATCTAATATTAGCAAAAATGCACAATCAAGTGCAGATAATATAGATAAATCTACTAAAGCTCAAAAATCATTGACTAAAGCAGTAAACAATACAACTAAAGCAAATAAAAAGAATAATAAAGAATTAAAAAATGGTATTGCAAATTATGACCAACTAAATATTCTATCCCAAAATACAAGTTCTAATAGTGCTAAAAGTGATAATGCTAATGGTAATTTAGTTCCAATGAATACCACCAAATATCCTAATGTAGGAAGTGGAATTGGAAAATCTGTTGGCAAAGGTATTTCAGATAGCTTAACTAATGCTTTAAAAGATTTGTACAAAAAATGTGGATTTGATACCTTTTTAAATAACATTCAAAAAGGTATTGATTCTGTTGATTGGTCGGCTATTGGAAATAATTGCAAAAATATTTTTAAAAAATCAATACCAATAGCCAAAGCTTACTTAGAACAAGTACAAAATGTCAGCAAGTCAGCTTTAGGAGCAGTTGGTTCATTTGTTGGTGGTATAGTTCAGGTGGGAGGTAAGCAATTACAGACCCTAACAGGTGGTATTAGTAAGTGGCTTACAAATGACCAAAGAAAAATTATAGGCTTTATTAATACTATTGGTACGCACTTCTCAAATGGGTTTGATAATTTATCAACTTTCTTTGACGGAGCATTTGACCTACTGGGTGATAGCATTGATAGGGTTAGACCAACTATGGAAAATGCAATATCTAATTTGCTATCAGGTATTACAGATTTAGCTGGTGGAGTTGGTACAATTGTATCTGATAGTTTTGAAATTGCAACAGGAAAATTAGTTGAATGGGTTGAACAGGATAGTGAAACTATTGGGACATTTTTTGATAATATTCAATTGCAGATTGCTGATGTTTTATCTTTAGTGGGTACTGTTTTTAGTGACATAGGTACCTTCTTATCCGAATGGTGGGAAAGTGACGGCTCATCTGTGTTTAGTAACATATGCGATATGTTTACAAATATCGGTACTACTCTTATGAATGTTTATAACGAATGGATTAAACCAGCATGGGACGCTATTGTTGATATTTTTCAATCAGCCTGGGATAATTGCTTAAAACCGATCTTCAAAAAGGCAGTCTCATTTTTCGGAAAGTTAGGGGATTGTATTTCAGCAATTTGGAATAACTTTTTATCACCTATTGTTAATTTTCTTGTTAAAACTTTTGGACCTGTTTTTACAAATATTTTTAGCGCCATTGGTGGTGTGTTTAACACAGTATTCACTGTAATTGGTGATGTTGTCGGTGGTATTTTAGATGCTCTTGGGGGTTTGCTTGACTTTATTACAGGTATTTTTACTGGAGATTGGAAAAAGGCTTGGAACGGTATCAAAAACTTTTTTAAAGGAATTTGGGATGGCATTTGGGGCATAATCAAGGGTGTTATCAATTTAATTATTGATGGTATTAATATGCTTTGGACTGGTATTTATAATGCAGTGTCGGCTATCGTTAATGCAGTTGGTGGAATAGCCGGTGCTATCGGTGATGTGTTTGGGCAAGATTGGAATTTTTCCATGCCTGAAAAAGTTCCGTTAATTCCTAAATTAGCCACAGGTACAGTAGTACCGGCTAATTATGGGGAATTCCTTGCAGTATTAGGCGATAATAAAAGAGAAACTGAGGTTGTTTCCCCATTATCAACAATGAAACAAGCATTTTTAGAGGCTATGGCTGAGGGTAACTTTGGTGGTAATGATAAGGATATTAACCTTACCATTAATCTTGACGGTGAAGTTATATTCAAAGGAATGGTTAATAAGGACAGTGACTACCGTAAAAGGTTTGGCAAGTCTGCATTTGCATAGGTAGGTGATTTTATGGCTAATTTTGATTTTGATAAATTTAACGGTACTCTAATTTATATTGGTAAAGTAGTAAACGCAAGTGAAGTTGATTATACACCATTCCCACATGACCTAATGGCTAAGGAATCATATCAATCAACACCACTACAAAGAACTGAATTAAAAGCCTATAGAGATACCAAGAATAAGTTACATAGAGTCACCTCACCAAACTATAAGTCTAAAATAGTGTTTCAGACAATACCACTTCACCTAAAACAACTAAAGTCAATCAGGAAAACACTTAACAATGCTTTTATTCACAAGCAACAAAGAAAGCTATATGTAATGTATTGGGATGAAGAATTAATGAAGTATCGTAAGATGGTTTGTTATATGCCTGATATTACATACACAACAAAAGTTATTAAGGGTACAGATATAGAGTACAAGGCTCTTGAACTTACCTTTATTGAGTATTGAGGTGATGTGATGATTACAGTAGATAGCAAAATTAAGGACCATATTATTAATGACCTTGTGGAAAATACAGTTGAAATTCTTTTTCCTAATAACTCAGATATAGCAACAATCACAATGGATAATATTGTTGAAGAAAGTATGACCCTCAAACAGTCAATATGCAGTGAAAGTACATTGAAGTTTGGGGGTTGCATAGCCTCTGAGTTTAATATTTCAGTTTGTGATACTGATGACAGAACTTTTGGCAACAACATAAAGGGCAAATGGATATATGTTAGACTAACTCAAAGTTATCTAGGTGACTATATCTATCCGTCAAGTACTCTGTATCCATCAGCTAAAATCTATCCCGGTAGGCAGGTACAAGAAAAAACATGGAATTTGTTTTGTGGTTATGTTGATAAATTTCAGCGTGATGGAGATGATAAACACATTTATAAACTTACTGCATATGACTATATGGCAAAGCTGAACCAAAAGGATGGAACAAAAAGTTTATTTGAAGAATGGCAGAACGCTACATTCAGACCACTAGGAACTGTAATGTCTGACTTTATTAACTTAACTTATCATCCATCAGTAAGTGAAACATCAGGTATTTTAACAAACACTTTTAGTACCAATGGAGTTAATTACAAAATATATAATTTTAAAACTAGGAATGGTCATTGGCTATTAGATAAGAACAATCTAGTAACATCCGGTAGCGTACTAAGGGATTGTTGTGAAATGATAGGTGTATTTGGTTTTATATCTCCTTTTTCTGATGCATTAGAGAAGAAAGGAGATACTGTAAAAGGCAATTTTGGGTTGGTTTATATATCACCTACAGACTCACCTGAAGTATATGACTTTTATGAGGATTTAAGCTATGAGGATTACATAGTAAAGGGCTATACTGATTTTAAATGGAAGTATGGTGGAAATCTTGACGGAAAGACAACCGAAAAAGAAACTACATTTAGACCGGGCAATATGGAAATACCGGACAATGAAACAAAAGTATATGACTTAACGAAAAATGTAATTTGTTGGCAGAATGAAGATATGAATACATCTAATTGGCATATACTTAATGACTTGTACAATTACAAGAATAATAAAGGTGACCCTAGTGACATTACAAAAAGGTTCTATAACTGTAGTTACACCCCATTTACTGCCACAACAGATGGCAGACCTTGGGTACAGGTTGGGGACAATGTACAGTTTAATGTGTATGAAACTGATGTAAACGGTGCTCCATTATACGAAAACGGTAAACAGAAAATGACAGTAGTTAGCAGTGTAATCCTGTCAAGAACCCTTAGTGGTATTCAAGCCTTGACAGATACACTAGAGGCGAAAGGAGAATTATAATGAGCTATAAAAAAGTAGGTTGGGAAGATACCCCATCATCAAACACACCGATTTTATCGGTAAGTTTGAATCAGATGGATGACGGTATTGAAAAAGCAAACAAAGGCATAGTCTTTAGCTACTCTGCAACCTTCACTTCTGATGGTGTGCTAAAGAACACAACATCAACGGAAGCATTAGGTGCAGGAAGTTTTGCGACAAGTCAGACAGATATTGTAACAGTATTTGTTGCAGATAACGTTACAAAAATTAATAATGGTGCTTTTAGTAATTGTACCTCACTAAAGACAATTTATATTGATAACACAGTTGGAAATGTTGAAATTGCAAATGGTGCAGTACAGGATGGTGTTAGTATCGTTTACTCTGATGATGAAAACTTCATTAATGTAAATGAACTATTAGCAAGTGCTATTAAGTCGCTGAAGAAACAAATAAATGCAGATAAGTCTGATTGGGAGAACAGAGCAACAAGTATTGAAGCTCAGCACAAAACAGATGTACAAACTTTAAACGCTAATATTAGTCAGGTTGCTGACAATTTACAGATTGTCAAAGAAACAGCACAACGAGAAATTGCAACAACTAATACGAATGTAAATGGCAAGGAAAGCCTATCTAATAAGGTTGATGTGCTTACACACCCTAGCACAACTACTTATCCTAGCGTAAAAGGTGTGTGGGATTTTGTTGAAACAAAGTCAGAACAACCACGTGCAGACATTGCACAGAACAAAGCTGATATTGTTGTATTGAAAGTAGATAAAGTTGATAATACAGACTTTAATGCATACAAGACAAGCAACGATACAGCAGTAAAGCAGAACGCTACAGACATTGTACAACTTAAAGCAGATGTTTTACAAAACGCTATTAAAGTCACAACGGATAAAGCCGGTAATACCACTATTAGTGATAGTAGTAACAACAATATTGTTGGATTAAATATGTATGGTAAAACAACTCAAAGT